ATTACAGTATTGGTATGACCGCACCATTGAGCCATCCATGTATTTGTGGCCGGTGCCAAACAATGACTTCCAAATGTTTCAGTTGGTTGTTGAAAAGCAAATGCAAGATGTGGGTTCACTGACTGATCAGATCTATGTACCAGATCGCTGGATTAACTGTGTGCAAAAACAGCTGTCACACAGCTTGGCATTACAGCTGCCCGGTGTAGATATGGCCCGCATTCAGTATTTGGAAGGGCAAGCTGAAAAAGCATTTATGGCTGCTAACAATGAAGAACGCGATAAGTCGCCAATCTATTTCCAACCTAATTTCAGTTACTATACAAGGTAAGCTATGTCAGTAATAATGACCTATAATAGTTTAGTGCTGAACATCCAGCAATATATGGAGCGTGATGACGCCGATTTTATTGCGCAGATTCCTAACCTTATTGCTTTGGCAGAATCATCAATTGCTGCCGAATTAAAAACCTATTTGCAGTTAATTGTTGTAGAAACCAGTTTGGCTACGAATCAAACAATTTTAAATAAGCCAGCTCGTTGGCGTAAAACCGTTTCAATGAAAGTAAACGGCCAGCCTGTTTTGTTACGTAGCCAAGATTATGTATCACAATATTTAGCTGAGTCTAGCAACAGCCAGCCTTTGTATTATGCCGACTATGACTACAGCAACTGGAACTTTGCACCAAAACCAGACCAAAATTATCCAGTGGAAATTATTTACTTTGCTGAAATTCAACCATTGGACGAAAACAATCAGCAAAACTTGTGGACACAAATTGCCCCACAAGCGATGTTATATGGCGCATTATTACAAGCTCAAGGATATTTAAAAGCCTTGGACAAATTGCCTGTTTGGAAACAATACTACACAGACGCAATTGACGCGCTCAAAAAAGAAGACAATTCTCGTCGCGTGGATCGCAATACGAATGTACAGGAACCCTAATAAATGACAACCCCAGTCTACACATCACCCTTTACAGGAACTGTTGTTACTCCAACAGATGTATCCTACTATGCACTTTCTTTCGGCGCTTCCACACCACTCTATTGGCCATCTATTGTTAATCAAGGAGTTGGTGAGATACCTGCTGCTAGGATTATCGATTGCGTTTGTACTAGTGCTAATGCCAATGCTGCTATCATTACTTTACCGGAAGCAGATCAAGGCACAGTTGGCGCGGATATTTTGTTCCGCAATTTGGGAACAAATACTTTTACGATTAAAGATTATACGGGCGCAAACTCCGTTAGCGTACCAATGGGTATTAGCAAGTATTTTTATCTTACTAATAATACAACTCCCGGTGGTGTTTGGAATAACGTCACATTTGCGGCTGGTACATCTTATGCAGATGCGGCTACTTTAGCTGGAGCTGGCTTAACTACTTCAAACGGTAAATTAGCCGTAACTGAAAACGTAGTCGATGTAACATCTTCTCCTACTATTACTGATGCAAGTCGCGGTGCTACTTTTAACTGGGGAGCTGGCGGTGGCACATTTACACTTCCTCCAGTACAAAATTTATCAACCGGTTGGTGGATTGGTTTTAGAAATAGCGGATCTGGTTCATTAAACATCTATGCCACATCGCCAAATTTAATTAACGGTAATAGTGAGATTGTTGCTAATCCGGGTGATTCTGGTTTTATTTTTTATGATACAACTAGCGGTGGTTTTATTACTGTTGGCTGGGTTGCTCCATCTGCGGTTACTTTTAACTCAGCAACTTATGATGTGGATACCATTGTTGGTAACACATTTAGCTTAGTATCTTATGCGCCGATTATTCAAACATACATCGCGCAGTCTGGTACACGCACACAAAGTTTAGCAGTAACATTACCGGCCATTACCCAGATTTATATTCTGGTTAATAACACAAACCAAACTGGCTATAACATTACTTTCCAATGTCAAGGAAGTAGTCAGACACCTTTGGTATTGTCCGCTGGTAATATTTCTACAGTACTAAGTGATGGTACTAATTTATATGTATTAACATCATCAGCAACCGGCTTATTTTATGCTGCTAATGGTTCAGCATCATTGCCAGCATATTCATTTAACAATGATGTAACAAGTGGTATGTATTTAGTAGGTACAGGTGTTTTAGGTTTAACTGCAAATGGAACCGAAATTGTTAATATGGATGGTTCTAATCCATCGACTCCGGCAGTTAATGTGCTTGCTTCATTAAACGCCAAATCACTTGGCGGCGGGACATTCTAAATGGCAGCTGATAACGTTCAGCAAGATACATCGCAGTTTACCCGGATTTATACACTAGCAGTTCCACCGGGTATTAAGCGCGATGGTACTTACTTTGAAACCGATGAGTATACCGACGGGGTATGGTGTCGTTTTCAGCGCGGTGTGCCCAAAAAGATGGGTGGCTATCGTTCTATCTTTACCAGCTTGGTGGGTATCTATCGCGGTATGGTTGCGCAGCCATATAACGGTGTTAACTATATTTTTGCTGGTAACTACAAAGAGTTAGATGTCTTTACAACAGGCACAACCTTTGCAACAGGTAGCGGCCCATTTCCTGTTACCATTTTGCCCGGTACAGCTTTTGCTAACGTAAGCTATGTTAATGCTTCAGCTTTTACCATTTCTGGAACTAGTAACGCCACATCGTTTTCAGCAAACAATACTGTAATATTCCAACAGACTAGTAATGCAACTACATTTACTATTACAGGTTCACATTATTCTGCAAACGCGAATGCTACAACCGTAACTGTTTCCGGTGGTAGTCTTGCAAACACCATTAATACTGCATATCTAACTACTAGTGCGGTGTTTACTCCAGACGAATCTTATGGCCCATTTGTAAATGACTGGCAATTTGATTCTCAATTTAGCCCGTATGGCAATCAATTATATGTATTGGCGCATCCGGGCAAAAACTTAGTTAATATTGATAACGGGGTTCCATCACAAGTTTTATTAGGGCAAATTACTCCCGGCAATAACTACAGCTGGACCTTCAGTGGATTGTCTGATAGCACTGGCCAAAACCCAACTTATAAGCCAATTAGTGTGGACGGCGGTGTTTGTGTATTGTATCCATTCATTTTTGTATATGGATCACATGGCTTTATTGCCAACAACAACGTTAGTGGTACTTACGGCAATCAAAATTTCTATGATTGGAATGGTCCGCTAGCTAACCAAGTTAACGTGGCAGCATCTAAGATTGTAAAAGGTTTGCCCATGCGCGGTGGTACTAATTCACCATCGGGTTTATTCTGGGCAACAGATAGTTTAATTCGTGTTACCTTTAATCCAGCAGGTTCTAGTGCTTCAACAATTCCTGCTACCTATTGGAATTACGATATTGTTTCTAGCCAAATCTCAATCATGTCTTCCAATGCTGTGGTTGAAATGGACGGCGTTTATTGGTGGATGGGTATTGACCGATTCTATATGTATCACGGTCAAGTTTCAGTATTACCAAATGATAAAAACGTAAACTACTTATTTGACAACATCAACTACGAACAACGTCAAAAAGTATGGGCAACTAAAGTTCCACGCTTTAATGAGATTTGGTTCTTTTATCCCCGTGGCACCGCTACAGAATGTACTGATGCTATTATTTACAATACCAAAGATAAAATTTGGTATGATGCTGGTCAAGCTGTAGGAGCGCAACGTTCTTGTGGATATACCACTGAGTTGTTCCCTAATCCTATTTGGATTGATTGGAATTACAACCCTATTTATGGTACACCACAAATTACTATTCAGCATCCAGCTAGTTTGCCAGTTGCTAATGCCAATCAGATTTATTTAGCTGGCGATCAAACCGCTACGTTTAGTCCCGGCGATAGCTTGACTTTTTCACAAAATTCACAAGCTCCAACATATACAATTACATCAAGTCAAAATATTTATAACACTACGGTTAAACCACCCGGTGTTACATTAATTACTTGCTCAACTAACTTTTCACCAACGGTTGTTATTGGTGAGCCGGTCTATTATGTTACTGGCGGATTTAATTTGTGGCAACACGAATACGGTCAAAACCAAATTGCTTTGAATGGCGAAACAGCTGTGTACTCTAGTATTACTACTAGTGATATTAGCTGGATTTCTGGAACACCGGGCGCTAATTCATTAATTGGTGTTAATCGCCGCATGCATTTACGCCGAGTTGAGCCTAACTTTTTACAATCTGGTCCAATGTCTATGACCATTTTAGGTCGTAAGTTTGCCAGTGGCGCCATGCAAGAAGACGAACAAGATTCTGGTCCATATTATTTTAACCCAGATACAGGTAAAATTGACCTTCGTGTTGAGCACCGTTTGATTCAATTAAAGTTTGAATCAAATGTAATTGATGGTAATTACGAAATGGGTAAATTGGTCATTACAGCTGAGTACGGTGATGAGCGCCCCTAAACGTATTTCGGTTGGTCAGTATTTTCCTTGCGTTCCGGAGTATATGAGTTGGGAAGATTGGAATGGAAATTTAGCTATTTATTATAGCCAAGAGCATATCTTATTTGCTCCAGAAATTGAATGGCGTAAAGTTGCTCAGCATATGTCTAGTTTGGCTTCTTTTGAACCATACCCAGTTCCAAGCCCAGACCAATATGAAAATTGGCAAGATTGGGCGCGGGAATTTACTGAAATTATTAACGGTCCAAGTTATTGATTTAGGGCGGAAAACGTGTTATATTTGCATTAGTATATGTAGGTATAATTAACTCCCTTTAGGCTCTTATGGACGAAACCACAGAGAACGTGCAAGACGTTCTGAAGACTGAAAATTACTTTGCAAGCCCGATTTACTATATAGACAAGCCAGAGTTTTTGGAAAGTTCTTTGGCGGTTTTTGATGAGTATGTTAAACAAGCTTGTCACCCAAATGAAATTTACCCTTCTATCATGACACCCAATATGGTGCATGATCCAAGGATGCAAGGAGTTGGAAATTATATAGTTAATACTTCTTGGAATATTTTAAAAAGCCAAGGGTATGC